AAGTCGGGATTGAGTGGATGTAATACGTATTCCATTTTTCCGGTTTCCGGATTTTTTTTGCGGCCGAGCTTTTTCAGAGTAACCCCTCGTTCGTCATGGTATTGAACAATGGTTCCGGGTTTGGGGATGGGGGGGATGGTGTATTTTTTCATGATGACCACGGAGCCGTCCGGGATGGAGGGTTCCATAGAGTGACCGTTGACGCGCAGCAGGTATTCCCCTTTTTCCAGTTCGCGGTATAACCAGATGTCCTGCGGGATGGTGTCTCCATCCGCCAGATTGCCGGCGGCAATGTTGCCGATGATTCGTCCCTGGGCTTCCAAGGGAGAGGCTGTGAATGTTTCTACTGTGGTAAACTTCTTACGGGTTGCCTCTTTTTCTTTAGCGGCATTTTGAAGGGCTATATCCGCAAAGTCTTTGAGCGCGTTACGAAAGGCGCTGTTGATAAACTCCATAAATGTTTGCTGGGTGGCAGTCATGGCTGCGCTTATCACCTCCCATTCCTCGTCCGTGAAATCAATTTCCACTTGGGGGGGAATGGGGGAAATCTTCTCCGTCATGAGACGCTGGATAATGAGCAGGGCTTTTGAGGGAACTTCCCGTGATACGCTTAGCCAGTTATTTAGTGTTCTTTTGTCAACCCCACATTGTTCTGCGAGCCATTCGCGGGATTTTCCAGAGGCCTTAAGCCATTTTTTAATGTCTTCCTTGGTCGGCGTCATGCGTTGATAATACATCATTTTGGTGATTTGTCAATAATCGCTTACGAAATAAAATCACTATACGATGATTTTATTTCTTGCGGATGATAACTGTTTGGTGTATTTGTGAGTCATCAAACGCAACACGCCATGTACTCAATCATCAAATTCAGCGAAATGGAGGACGGCATCAAGAATTGCCTGCTGGCCTATGCCGAGCAAGGCATCCGGCCCAAAGAAGTGATGAAGTCTCTTCTTATCCGAGAAGCTCAAAGGCTTGGGTTTGTAATAACCACGGCTAGCAACCTCCCCCGCCCGAAGAACCCCAAGAAGCCAGCGGCATGAACATGAAAACCTCCCCCCCAGGAAAGAACCATGAATACAAATACTGAATTACCGAAGAATGCAAAGCTGCTTACCGTGGAGGAAGCGGAGGAGTTGTTTAAGAACACAACTGCTTACTATCTTGATAAAGAAACAGGAGAGATTTGTAGACAAAGCATTTCCCTCCCTGCTTCTCCAATAAGAGGGACAGAGTTGCTGATTATCGGCCATGACTGGCAAACAGCGATGCACCTGGTCATTCAGTCTCCTTTGTGGGAACGCCTGATGGAGTCTTTGAGCGAAAAGGCCACCGCTATGCAGGCAGAACTAGATGCTGCGCGATGCCGAGGAGTAGTGATTGAAAATGTTGAAGGTCTTCGGAACAAGGATGCTCAGGGGACGTTCTCCATTGGAGGCTGCGAGGTAAATGACGTTTGTTTTTGAATCAAGGGGGCTAATAGCAACAATCATATTCTTGTTGATGATGTGCTTGGCACCTGATTTATCAATGACTTCAATAAAAGGATTATCCATAGCGATTCCAAAATAACAAAATGAGAAGATTTCACAATAATAAATGCTGCCGGTGGGAAACCGTTTCCATAGCCATTGTGGTTTCCCTCAAAGCGAAAGCAGGCAGCACCAATTTCCAACAAATAACCAATGATGAACCCGAAGGACACTACGACGACTGAACTATGGAAGAAGCCCTGATCGAAGAATTGAAGCTGCTCGGATGGCACGAGCTTTAACCCGCCCCCTGAACAACAATGAGAAAAATGACGAACGAACAATACTGGTTGCGCCGCGACCACTCCGAGAAAATGGAATCCATTTACGGCCGCCCGATAGGATTTCCGGAAGACGTACTCAACCCCCGGCCCGGTATCGTACAGAACCTTGTCTTTTCCGCTCTGCTGGTTGGGATTTTCACGATCATTTATTTCATCATTAATGCATTTCTATAATGAAAGAACAACAGTATGAACCGACCATGTCCCTTGCTCAAGTATGCAAGGCTGCCCGTGAAAAAACTGGTGAAAAACCCATTCACCCGACAAATGCGGCGAAGTGGATTGCTGCCGGGAAGATACGCAAACACGTTGTTTGTGGGCTTATTCGTCCCCGCTTTTACCTCTCCGAATTTATAGAGGACTACTACAGAAATATCGCGCCCCGTTCGGTTGCCAGAATCCGTTAACCCCTTCCAACTACCCATAAACAAAAAGGCCGGGGCCAGCAGGAACTGACACCCGACCTGAATACAATCAAACAAGGAAATAATATGAGCCTATTACAAAACATCAAGCGCGGAGTGCAGCAGCGTCCGCAGCGTGTCATCATCTACGGGCCGGAAGGCGTGGGAAAATCCACGCTGGCGGCCGGGTTGCCCGCCCCCCTCTTCCTGGACACGGAAGAAGGAACCCAGCACATGAATGTGGACCGCATCCAGGTAGACCACTACGGCGCCATGCTGGAAGCCCTGCAGGACATCTACAAGGAAGCCCGGAACGGAAACCTCCCTTACAAAACGCTCGTCATCGACACGGGAGACCGCCTGTGGGACATGTGCGCCCGCCAGGTCATCAGGGACTACAACACCTCCCCCAAAGACGGAAAAATCTCCTCCATCGAAAGCATCGGCTATGGAAAAGGGTACGCCCAGGCCAGCGAAATGTTCGTCAACCTGCTTTCCGTCTTTGACAACTGCCGGAGCGCAGGGCTGCACATCGCCGTCATCTGCCATTGCCGCGTGGAAACGGTGAACCCTCCGGAAGGGGAAGCCTACACCATGTACACCATCAAAATCAACGCTCCGGCCAAACAGGCCATCACCGCCAAGGAAAAACTCAAGGAATGGGGGGACGCCATCCTGTTCTGCAACTACGTGACCACCTTCACGGACGGAGGCAAGGCCAAAGGCGGGGAACTGCGTGCCGTCTACACGGAGCACCGGGCCACCTGGGAAGCCAAAAACCGACACGGGATGCCCGCGGTCATGGCGATGGACGCCGGGGAAATCTCCCGCTTTCTGTTTGCCACGGATTCCGATTCTTCCGGGGGCGCTCCTGCAACTGACGCCCCTCCGGCAAACGATGAACAGGCACCGCCTCCCTCCGCATCAGCGGGAGACCGTCAGGCGGATGCCCTGGCCGCGGTGATTGACCACGCAAAAGACGCCCTCGCCTTCATGATCAGCCGCGGAATCATTACTGCCGGACAAGGGCTGGAAGAAGTCCCGGCGGAATATGCCGCCCGTATTTTGAAAACTCCCGCCCGGTTCAATAACTCCGTAAAAGAATTCATGGAAGGAGGGGCGTGCCGATGAACCCCGTCACCTGCATCAACGTCGCCCGCAAAACCGGGCATGCCGTCCTCTCCCTGGACGGAGCGGAATACGCCGTCAGCCTGGACGTCCTGCAAAAAATCCTCTCAGACATTGCCGGGCCCCGTCCGGCCCCGGCCACGGAACTATTGAGGCCGTCCCTGCTCCCCAAGCTGGCGCAATGCCCCTGCTACGTCTCCTCCCCCGACGCGGGGGAAGCGGCCCAGAGGGGAACCCGGATGGACGACGCCTTCCGGTCCCTGCTCATGGGCGTGGACGAATTCAGGGCGTGTGAACACCTGAAAGCCGATGAAAAAGAATCCATCCTCTGGGCGGTGAAAACGGTCCGGACGCTCTGCTCCGGCGAAGAAATCATTGCCGACAAAAACCGCTGCGCCTTCCCGCAATGGCACCCCCGCGTGACAGGCGGGGAAGCGGACTGCCTCTGTCCCGCGCTGGGCAAACTCTTCGACCTCAAAAGCGGCCAAATCCGCAACTACTGGGAACAGCAGGCCTCTTACGCGAAATCCTTCATGGAACGGGAATTCCTGGATGAAATCACCTGCCACCTCCTCTACTGCGACCAGCAGCAAATCGTCACCCGGAAATTCACCTACCGGGAAGCCATCTCCATCGTCAACGGCGTGGTGGACGCCGTGGACCGCGGCGGCGGGCCGCGCCTCTGCGACTACTGCGGCTGGTGCGCCTCGCAGGACACCTGCCCGCTGCGGAACCGGGCGGCGCAGGAAATGCTGACCCTGGCGGAAGCCGGAACGCTGGAAGCGAGCTTCGCCGAAATCGCGGAAAACCCATCCAGGCTGGCGGAATTCGTCACCAAGGCGGCTGTGCTGGAAAGTTACGTCAAAAAGGGAAAAGAAAAAATCCTCGACTACCTCAACAACGGAACGGAAGTCCCCGGATTCAGGCGCGTCTCCCGGAAAGGCGCGGACACCGTCGCTCCGGAAGACGTGGCCAAATACGCCACCTGGATTGGCGTCCCGAAACTCCTGAAATCCTATGGCCCGCTCAAGGCGGACGTCTTCCGCGCCCTGTTCGCGGAAGCATTGCCGGAACAACAATTCCCGGAAGAACTGGTCAGGACGGGGGCCGGCTCCTCCTACGTTAAAAAAATCTCCGTCTCCAAAACCGCAACCACCAAATAACCATTATGTTCAGTTACATATCAGAAGGCGAGCCCAGCGAATACGGATTCCTCCCCGCGGGCGTCTACGAAGGAAAAATCGTCAAAATGGAAGAAGGAATCTCCCAAGGCGCCAAAACGCGGGGATGCCCGCAGCTGGCCGTCCACATCAGAGCCTTCGGCCCTGAAGGGGCGGCGACGGTCCGTTACTACCTGACCAACTCGAAAGACCTGGCCTGGAAAATCGACCTGTTCGTCAAAAACGTCACCGGGAACGTCTACCAACCCGGCCAGCAGGTCATCATCAACCCGGCGGAATACCTCGGCAAACCCTGCTACGTCCGGCTCAGCGTCAGACAGGGAGACAAGCCCAGGGCGGACGGGACTTATCCCGAATTCAGCAACTGCGAAGACGTGTTGGGGCCGGACGAAGCCCGGGCCATCATGGCGGCGCAGGACAGGGTAGCGGCGGGGCGTGGCAGCGCGTCCCTGCCTCCGCGCCCGGCGGACCTGCCGGCCAACAACCACATGAGCGCCACGGCGGGACCGCCGGCGGAAGAAGACGAAATCCCCTTCTAATCAACAGCCATGAGCGCACGAACGGAACACGAAAAAGAAACCATCCTGGAAGCCGTCCGCATGGCCTTTGATGAATTCGACGACTACGAAGACATCAGGCGCCAGGCGGCGGAAGACGAATCCGACTTCTGCCTCTCCATCAGCGTCAAAATCCCTGACGGGGAACAGAAAGTCTGTGTGAAAGTATCAGGCTCTATCAAGAAAACAGCTGTGGCGAATGCCTGGTTTGAGGACGACGGCCAGCTGAAACTGGACTTCGACGCCGAATCCCAGGCCCGGGAAATAGAAAGGAACTCGAAAGCGTCATGAACAAGCCGATAACCATCATGCTGCCGATCGTTCCCCCGACGAAAACGCACCAGAACAAAAAAATCGTCAACATCGGGAAACACGCCAAACTGGCGGACACGAAAGAATTGAAACTGGTCATCAGCGATTACCTGACCCTGCTGAAACCTTATCAACCGGCCCGGCCCCTGACGGGGCCGGTCTCCCTGAAGCTGGCCTTCGTCTGGCCCTACCGCAAGAGCGAGCCGAAAAAAAACCGGATCGGGCTCATTCCGAAAACGACCAAACCGGACTGGGACAACCTGGCCAAAACCCTGCAGGATGTCCTGACCCGGTTGAGATTTTGGGAGGATGACGCCCAGGTGTATTCCGCGTCCGTGGATAAATGGTGGGGCGAAGAACCACAAATAACAATCACTGTGCAAGAAGGATCAGAGCAATGAAACGGAATCCTCACATCATCGTTCAGCAGGTTTGCCCCATGAAGAAAACCGACGACGGGAAATACGAAGTTCAGGCCGCGATTGTACACCACAAAGGAATTATCGCCCGCTATCGCATGGAGTACCCCACGAAACGGCATGCCCGGTGGGCGCAGCACCTTATTTGCACAGTGAAAAATGCTTCACGCCTCCGTTGTTCTGATGAACTTAAAGCCTTGATTGACGATACTGTACGAAAATGAAAACTCTTAAATGCCCACTGTGCGGAACAGTCTTGCAATTTTTCCATGAACTTAAATTTGGAGGGCTGGGCCGTGTCGGATGTTCATCCTGCGAATGGGTAACTTTTTTAGCGTCGCCGCCTCAGGCTTGGAAGGCCGCTGAAAAATATATTTCTGGATTTCCTCCCATCATGAGGGTCTGGCCGGGGGACAAGTTGCAAGTAGAGGATGGAAGCATTTGTGAAGTGATAAACGTTAATAAAAATCTAGCAATGATGGACGTGAGGAGAGGTGAAGGAAGACCAGTATTCACGATTGCAGATACTCATGTCCTTAGATGGCCATGGGAGATTGAGCGGAAAGGAGGACAATGAATGAGCTACATCTTTTCGCGGGCGCTGGTGGAGGCATACTTGGCAGCGAACTGCTCGGAATGCGAACCGTCTGCGCCGTCGAGCTCGAACCCTATCCCTCAAGCGTACTGCTCGCCCGACAAAATGACGGCTTACTCTCGCCTTTCCCGGTTTGGGATGACGTACGCACCTTTGACGGACGACCGTGGCGCGGCCTTGTTGACGTGGTATCTGGAGGCTTCCCGTGCCAGGACATTTCAGCCGCAGGAAAAGGCGCCGGCATTGACGGCGCCCGCTCCGGCCTCTGGCGGGAAATGCACCGCATTATCAATGAGGTACGACCGGAATTCGCATTCCTGGAAAACTCACCTTTGCTTGTGGGACGAGGACTTGCCAGAGTCCTCGGTGATCTTGCCGAAATCGGGTACGATGCGGAATGGCTTGTGCTGGGAGCGGACGATGTGGGAGCCCCGCACGTCAGAAAGCGCATCTGGATACTTGCACATGATCCCCACGCCAACGGCTTGCAACGCCCCCAACAAGGGGAGCCATTCACGGGGACCCAAGAGCCTGATGGATGTAGCGACAACAGGCTGGATGCCGGGGATGATGTGGCCAACAGCGACAACGAAAGGTCTCGACGGAGGGTCGAATTCCCGGCATGCCGCCCGGAGCCGCGGAATGTGGCCTACCCCCCGCGCCGGCAAGACGGGGGCGGAAAACCCGGAGTCATGGCTGGCCCGATATGCAGCCGGAAAAGTCTCAACTCCGCCGCTGGGGCTGGCCGTGAAATTCCCAAGCCCCCTTGCCTCGGATTACAAGAGACGTGGCCCGAAAAGCAGTCAGCAGGGATTACCCGAATTTGTCCGGATGTTTCCGACTCCAACGAGCAGTTGCGGCGGCAAGGAAAGCAACCGGAAAACAGGGAAGAAATTGATAACTGTGGTTTCACAGTTATCAACGCCCCGCACCAAGGGGATGTGCGGGGGGACGGGGAGTTATCGGAAAATGAAAGACCTGGAAGCCAAGGGAATTATCACGCCGGACGAGCGGAAACAAATGACTGCGGGGAGTGGTGGTCAGCTGAACCCGACGTGGGTCGAGTGGCTCATGGGGTGGCCGCTAGAGTGGACCGCCTTAAAGCCATTGGCAACGGACAAGTACCGGCTGTGGCAGCAACTGCATTCCGGGTTTTGCTTGGCAGATTCCAAGAAGGAAAGGAGGGAGAATGAACACGAGAGCACTACGTAAACGGGCTCTGGCCCGGTATTTAGGAGGGAAGAACAGAATCGCCCCTTGGATTATCAGCTTTTTTCCGGCGCACAAAATCTACGTTGAACCCTTTGGTGGTTCCGGTGCGGTGTTGCTGAATAAACAGCCCGCCTGGATGGAGGTCTATAACGACCTTTATGACCGGGTGGTGAACTTCTTCGAAGTTTTGAGGGATCCGGAAAAATCCGAACGGCTGGCCAGTTTGTTGGAATTGACGCCCTACGCTCAAACGGCCTATGCCCGGTCATTTGAAATCGCTGAAGATCCTGTTGAAGATGCTCTCCGATTTGCCGTCAACTCCATGATGTCCTACGGCGGAGGCATCCACAAGCCGGGGTTCAAGCGTAACGGCTTACTCCGCACAACTCCCTATCCTCAAACATGGAGGGAATATCCCGAAATCGTTCGGGAATGTGCCGCCGAGCTGCGAAGCCGGAATATCGAGATTAACAACATGGACGCCCTGCAGGTCATGTCCCGGTACGATACGCCGGACACGCTGCACTACGTGGATCCTCCCTATGTGCAGTCAACGCGGGGCAACCGCGTGAGGTACGCGCATGAGTACGACCAGCAAGACCATGAGCGGCTTCTTGTCTTTCTCAAGACGCTGAAAGGCAAGGTTATCTTGTCAGGTTATGATTCCGACCTTTATTCCAGGCATCTTTCCGGCTGGCGGAAGGAATGCAAGGTTTCTCACGATACGCAGGGCGGCAAGAAGATTGAATGCCTGTGGATGAACTACAACCCCCAACTGACGCTTTTTTGATATGCCAAATAGAATAATCAGAGAAGGGATTTTAACCAGCGAAGCGGTTAATTCTCTGAGCTGGGAAGCGGAGGTATTTTTCCGCCGCTTGCTCTCCGTTGTAGACGACTTTGGACGTTTTGACGCCCGTTCGTCTGTTCTACGCTCTGCCCTGTACCCCTTGAAACTCGACTCCATGAGGGAGGATTCCGTTCAACGTTGCCTCAAATCCTGTGAGGCAGCCCGGCTCGTCGTCCTGTACTCCATCGAGGGAAAAGAATATCTGGAAGTGACCAACTTCCGGCAACAGGTACGGAGCAAGAAAAGCAAATACCCTGCGCCTGATGCACATATGCGCAGCACATGCTTAGCAGATGCGCAGCATATGCACACTAAGACGGAGTCGGAGACGAAGACGAATAATACCCCCTCTACCCCCCTTCCGTGCACCGTGGAAGAAGTCGAAGACCATCTTCGGGCCGCGGCCTTTGCGGGGCGTGTGCGTTTAACCCCCGACCAGATACCGGACTGCGCCACAGCCTACTGGGGAAGCCGGGACGCCGTCAACTGGACCCGCAACGGCATCCCCGTGACTAGGTGGCAGTCTGATGCCGTCAGCTTTGCCATCAGCTATGCCTCCAACCATCCGCCGCCCCCTGGGAACGGAGACAAAGACCCTTACAGCAACTTTGAAGAACTTTAACAATCAACAATTTCAAAAAACATGATCGACTCTCAGACACTCATCGACGCCGAAAAACTGGTGCTCTCCCAGGCAATGGACGGCTCCCTGGCCTTTGCGGACCTCCGGGACAAGGGCATCAGCCGCCAGACATTCAGCCTCCCGGCGCACCAGCAAATCTGGACCGCTCTGGAAACCGTCGCCGGCACGGGAGGAACCGTGGACGCCCTCACCGTCATCGCGCGCCTTGAAGCCCAGGGCCAGCTTGACGCCGTGGGAGGGCACGCCGGAGTCGTGGAGACGGCCACCTACGGAGCCCTTGCCCGGTACAAAACCGCCGCCGCCCTGGAAATGGTCACGGAAGCTGCCAAAAAACATGCGCTGCTCGCGTTTGCCTCCCGGATGGCGGAAGCCGCCGGCGATCAGCTCAAAAGCGCGGAAGAAGCCCTTGATGAAGCCGAGCGCGGCATGTCCGCCCTGCGGGACCGGTGCGGCGTCCGCCAAACCGAAACCATCCGCGGAGCCGTGGGAACCATCATTGAAAACCTGCAATGGCGCATGAACAACCCCGGCGCCATCAAAGGAATCTCCTCCGGATACCGCCGCCTGGACCTGACCCTGGACGGCCTGCAGCCCGGCGCCATGATCGTGCTTGCCGCCCGGCCCGGAGTCGGGAAAACCGCCGCCCTGGTCAACATCCTCACCAACATCTGCCTTGAGGGAACCCCCGTGGGCATGTTCAGCCTGGAAATGCCGAAATCCCAGCTCCTGGAACGTGTCCTCTACGGCATGGCCGGCATCAACTCCGACGACATCCGCCGCGGCAAGCCGATGACGGTCGGACAGCAGCAGCATTTCACGGCCGCCGTCAGGAAAATCACGGCCGCTCCGCTGCACATCGACGACGAAAGCTCCCTCACCATTGACAGCATCAGAGCCCGGGGCCGCCGGATGGTCCGGGAACACGGCGTCAAATGCATCGGCGTGGACTACCTGCAGCTGGTGCGCTCCACGACCCAGCAGGCCCGGGGAAGCCGGGAACGGGAAGTCTCGGAAATCTCCGCCGGCCTCAAATCCCTGGCCAAGGAACTCAATATTCCCGTCCTGGTGCTGGCCCAGCTCAACCGCGACGTGGAAAAAAGAGCCGGGAACGCCCAGGGCAAACCGGTCGTTTCCGACCTGCGCGACTCCGGCTCCATTGAGCAGGACGCCGACCAGATCATCATGATCCACCGCCCCTACATGTACAAGCCCGACAAGCACGACCCCACGGAAGCGCAGTGGATCATCGGCAAAAACCGCTTCGGCCGGCTGGGGCGTATTCAATTCCGCTGGACCGCGGAACTCACAAAATACGAGGAAGAACAGAATTACCCCGTCAATAAATCATGAAAAAACTGGACATTATTACTCAACCCTGCGGATCTCATGCCTTGAGAATATCCCTTTATTTGGGACCCAAGCGCAAAAGAATGAGAATTTGTATCGGATTGGAAACACACGATTACATGGAAGCCCAGCGCCGAGCATTGCTTCTTCTCCGCTATAATAAACGCCTTGGAATTTATGACCGGGAAATCCCGGAAGAATCGGAAATTACATATCCTGAAAAAACGGATGACTTACCCTTGTTTCGGGACGACAATGAAATTCAAAGCGAAAATGGTAACTCCCGTTGATATATTCCGGCGTAAAAAGATAGATGCTCGACCCATGTCCACACGCGAACGGGCTATGCTGCCCGCCGCGGAACGAGTGAATTCTATTTTTACGGCGAACGTTGAAAAAGCGCAGTTCCTGCAACGCCTCGCCGACATGCTTGACGACTTCCTGGCCGGGAAAAGGCAGGAGATCATACTTCCGGACGGCACGTCAACAACGGTGGGCGTGATGCAGGGGAAGGCCGACTTCATAGCCAAGGCCCGCGCTTTTATGGACGCAGAAGGAATGGCAGCGAATGCGGGAGACAACCGCATTACCAACATTGGCGCTCGTTCCCGCCTGTCTCTGATTTTTGACACCTACACCCGCTCCTGCTACGGCCAGGCCCGCTGGGAAAGCGGCATGACCCCGGAAATGCTCTACTCCTACCCGGCATGGCGATTCGTCCGGCACCCGGGAGCCAGGATGCCCCGCCCGATACATGTCCTGCATGAAGGCGCCGTCCGCCTCAAGACGGACTTCCAATTTTGGGCCGTTGAGATGAATTCTCCGGCCATTGGGGGCTTCCTGCTGCCCTGGCCGCTCTACGGCTTCAACTCTTGGATGGACATTGAATCCGTTTCCCGCGCCGAGTGCATCCAGGACGGTCTGATTGGCCCCAACTGGACTCCCGGTCCGGTGGACATGTCCCGTTTCGGGGCAACGGTGCCGGAACGCCTCATGAACCGCTCTGCCTCCGTTCAAAAGATAAAAGACCCGGCCCTTGCCGCCCGGCTCCGGGAAAGCCTCAAGAAGCGTCTTGGAGTGGATGCCCTGGACAAAGACGGACGGCTTGCCATTCCGGCCCGTGAGCTTGCCCAGCGCATGCAGCGGCAGGCGGAGCAGGGGAACCCGGTAGACGTATTGCCAGTGCAAATGATGCTCAACATGGACATGGTTTCCAAGGTAGGGGACAAAATCAACATTCCTGCATCCGGCATTAGCGGGAAGGTGCGGGGGGCCGTCAGCAGAGCCTCCCGCTCCATTGATACGGTTCACACGGACGGCCCTCTGCCGCAAGCCCATATTAGACAGACCTCAAGCCCTCAGGTATTGGGGAGTTTCAACCCGTGGGAAAAGGATGCCTCTATAGCCATTTCCAGTGCCGGGAAGCATCCGGATTTGACCGCATGTCACGAAATAGGTCATTATGTTGACCTGTGGGGTCTCGGCAAGGGGCAATGCCATCTTACCCCCGGCATGATTCCCAGCGAGATTGAAGCGGAAAAGCGATCCAAGTATGGTTCCGAGCATTCCCCAGATATGGAGGAACTCATGTCTACCATCATGGAATCTGCAACACTCGTCGCCATCCGGGCAAGAAGCGGCCTATACTACCGTTACCTTGAAAGGCGACGTGAATGTTTTGCTCGTGCCTATGCTCAATTTATTGCCGTGGAATCCCGCGACAAAATCCTTATTAAGCAACTCAACCTCCAACGACAGGAAAGGAATCTCACCCAATGGACAATAAAGGAATTCAAACCCATACGGGACGCTTTCAGAAACTTATTCAGGAAAAAAGGCTGGATGAAGTAAACGAAGAACTCTTCACCCTCATTGATCAGGGGGAACTGACGTGGGATGACGTGTATCTCCATTTTCCCTTTCTGCCCGGCCTTATGAACGACCCCTGCCTTGAGGACGTGTATTACTGCACCCATGCTCCGGAAGATGGGGAAGAAACTCATACACTCGAATGAAGAAAAAATCCACCATTCCGCCGAAGAGAACAGGACGCCCGACCAAATACACGGACGCCCTGGCGGATGAAATATGCAGACGCATTGCCGAAGGGGAAATGTTGATGCAGATTGTACGGGACGAACACATGCCGGAACGTAAGACAGTTTATAACTGGATGAATGAGCATGACGACTTTTTACACAATTACGCGCGCGCGTGCGAGATGTCGGCGGATGCCTTGGTGGAAAAGGGCCTGGAAATACTTGATGGAAGCAGCCCCGATTGTGCGCAGATGGACAAAAATAGAGCCGAATACCGTAAATGGCTGGCCGGGAAGAGAAATGCCCGTTACGGGGAACGGAAGTCCGTGGAACTCACCGGAGCCAATGGGGGACCTGTAGAGATGATCACGGAATGCGACGAAGCCAGAATAGCGTCCGTCATGGACAGAATTGAAGCCATCCGCAGAAAGAGGGCGGAAGAAGAGAATGGCGGAACGGTGTGATGACATAGTATCCCGGTGCCGTTTACGGCTGGCTGAATTCGCCGTTGCCGTGCTGGGGCTGGACCCCTACGACTGGCAGATCAACACCTATGAAGACATTAACGATTACCGGCGCACGGCCGTTGTAGCGGCTAACGGTTCCGGCAAAACTGTTTCCCTGGTAGGTCCTGTTGTACTATGGTGGCTGTATTGCTTTCCCCGCGGACGTGTTGTTCTTACGTCTGGTTCCTGGCGGCAGTTAAAAACCCAGCTCTGGCCTGCAATCCGTGCTTACCAGTCTCATCCGGCATTCCGGGGTTGGAAATGGAACCAGATGGAAATTTTGACTCCGGAAGGAGGCTTTACCTCTATATTTTCTACCAATGATGAACAGAAGGCGGAAGGGTATCACGCGACGGCGGCAACGCCTGTCCTTTATATCGTGGATGAAGCGAAAGGCGTTCAGGACGGTATTTTTGAGGCGGCGGACCGATGTACCGTCACCCGGTATTTGTACCTTTCCTCCCCTGGTTCGGCCATGGGGAAGCATTACCGCTGCTTTCACGACGAGGCCAAAAACTGGCGGCGAACCAGGGTCACGTCATACATGTGTCCCCACATCCGCCCGGAAAAACGCGCGGAAGACTTGGAAACCTACGGGGAATCACATCCCCTCTACCGTTCCATGCACCTTGCGGAATGGACGGAAGGGGAAGACATGCTGGTCATTACTCCGGAACAACTGAGACATGCGATAGACCATCCTCCGGCGTTCAAGGCGGGTGGACAATGGGCCGCTTTGGATTTTGCAGCCGGCCGAGACGAAAATGCCATTGCTGTACGGGAAGGAACCCTTGTCAGACTGGACCAGGCGTTTAGACAATCCAGCACGGTACAGGCCCGGCGCCGGATGGCAAACCGTCTCAAGGAACTCGGCATTGAGGCACATAATGCATGGGGAGACTCGGACGGTTTGGGGCTACCTATCGTCCAGCAAATGGCCGAACCGGTTGAAAGCGGAGGGGACGGCTACCGTATTAAAGAGTTCCGGGGAGGATTGCCCGGGGAAGACCCGGAACATTACCTGAACACCATTTCCGAAGCGTGGATACTGGGGGCTCGCGACATCGTCAACGGAAAGATCCGCATTGATGAACTCGACCCGGTCACATTCCGCCAGATGACTACACGCCAGATGGAATGGGACCAGAAGGGCCGCCTCCGCGTCATGTCCAAAGAAGACATGCGGGGAAAGGGCTTGCATTCCCCGGACCGGGCCGATGTGATTTTCATGGCTATTTGGGCCGGCCGTTCCTCCCGTGGCATTTGGACGGAGGAAACGGATGTGTACACGCCTCCGGACACGGAAGACTGGTATCATGACTCCTGGACGGAAGGTCCTGTCTCCTGCGAAATCTGAAACACATATCCAGCCCCGACTATTTACGGATTTGAGGATTGCCGCATCATATTTTCATGAGGCAAGCCGCCAACTACAACATACACGCCACGGAATCCCTGCCGCAGTCTCTTGCGCTGCATTTTATTTCTCCATCCGGTGAGGATATGGACATCAGCGGCATGACGCTACGCGGAGCGGTGGTACAGGATGGGGTGATCATGCTGGACTGTGCCGTTACGGGGGTGAGTGCGGCATTGGTGACATGGCCGAGGCTGGCCGCCGGATGCGGCGCTTATGATATTTTTCTGACCGACGCATCAGGCAAAGAATACCCCTTGTTGAAGGGAGCCGTGCATGTAGTGTCCCGCGTTACACCTCCGGACGGAACGGAAGAGGCTGCGGCTGTAGCTGGTGCACTTGATGTCTCCATCCCCGAAGCGGAAGACGGCTCCGTGACCATTGTGGAAAACCCGTCCATTGTGGTCGAGGAACTTGTACGACAGGCCGAAGCGGCCCGGGATGAAGCAGAGCAGCTTGTGGAAACGCTGGAAGAACAGGTGGAAAGCGGGGAATTGGTCAATGAGGCTGTAGCAAATAAATTGCCGGCCGCGCTCAAGGATGCGGGCGTGGAATTGGAAGCGGTGACCGGGCAATCCACCTTGTCCAGTGGAGATGCCGCCGACACCTGGACCATCGTCGGAGGCTACGCGATGATCTGGGGAGACGAGATTCTGGCGGGACATCTGCCCGACAGCTGCCGCCTGAAAAGCATTTCCACCGTGTATTTTTTCGAGAATCCGGCCGCTAATCAATATTGCCTGCGTGTCTGGCGGCTGACGGACGGCGCTTACAGCCTGATTGGGACCTCCGCCTATGTGTCCAACCTGTCCAGCGGCCAGACGGCCACGTGGGTATTCACGCCGGGCATTCCCCTGACGCGCGGGGATGTCATTATCATCCAGGTGTGTGAGGGGATCGAGATGACGCCCTACGCGCTGGGCATGCACGCCGTGCTTACTCCGTCCATTCCTGGACGCGGTTTGATCACGGAGGTGGCCAACCCGCCCACGGTGAACGGCACGATGGCTCCCTTGATGACCGTGATGGTGGACTATGACGACGGCATCACCCTGGGAGGGATGGAGCTGGCCACCGCGCGGCAACTGGATAGCCTGGGGCGGGATGTGCGCCAATCTTCCGCGACCGCCGAGGCTGCGGCGCGGACGGCTGGCCAGTCCGCCGCTGCCGCGTCCACGTCTGCCTCCGATGCCGCAACCTCTGCCACCAGCGCGGCCAACTCCGCGACGGCGGCGGCTAACGCCCTGGCGGCCATCCCTCAAGTGGATGCATCCGGCAACATGACGCTGGACGGCAATATCACCGCCGCGGGAGGCACGTTTGCCGGGGCCGTCAACGCCAATGGAGGTATCAACATCCCGCTTGCCGCGGGGGCGCTGACCGATATGTCAGCGGTCAACCGC